TCAATAAATCCCATCATTGCGATCAACCTCATCCTTAACCATTGATGCGAGCAGTTCTTCCAGTTTCTGCGCTGATAGCTTTACCTGGTGATCTTCAGCATCTTCCCGGGCTATTGTGGTTCGCGCAGTGGCTGATTTTGCTGACATCACCACAGGGGGCAGACGGACCATTGAACCATGGCCTCCGGAACAAATAAGGGCAAAAATAACAACCACTATCGAAAGCTCACAAACTAACCGCAGCACGTTCCTGCATACGACGTGTCTGCGGCATAATCCCAATGATTACTCCCTGACAGGATTTGCAGGCCACTCAATATCAGGTGCAGTTGATGTATCAACACGATTCAACAATACCCGATATTTATTCCATGCCTCCAGCAACGATCTTTCTTCCTCCGTTGCGATTTCCAGATCTACAGCATCCTGCAGTGGCGCAATATACTCACTGAATTCCTGGATGTAGAACTGTGTGGTGACGGTCTTCCAGCCATTCGGCTCCTGCTGTATCGAAGCATACCAGGCTATTTCAATATCGCTATGCTGCGGCAGCATTTAACCCCTTGTAATTCATCGCCATAATTGATTTAATTCACAAATAAAACTATAACATGGTGAAATCAATGAAAAAAAACACAGATGATGGGGCTAAAATTTACACACCACTTACCCTAAAGCTTTATGACTGGTGGGTTTTGGGAGTATCAAATCGGCTTGCATGGGGATGTCCTACAAAGGAACACCTTCTTCCACACTTTCTGGAACATGTAGGTAACAACCATCTGGATATTGGTGTTGGAACTGGGTTTTACCTTACTCACGTACCTGAGAGTAGTCTGATATCTTTAATGGATTTGAACGAAGCTAGCCTGAACGCGGCATCTACAAGGGCTGGGGAATCAAAAATTAAACATAAAATTAGCCATGATGTTTTTGAACCTTATCCCGCGGCGTTACATGGTCAATTTGATTCCATTTCCATGTTTTACCTTCTTCACTGCCTGCCTGGAAATATATCTACAAAAAGCTGTGTAATACGCAATGCGGCGCAGGCCTTAACTGACGATGGAACTCTATACGGAGCCACAATTCTTGGCGATGGAGTTGTGCACAATAGCTTCGGTCAAAAACTGATGCGCATTTACAATCAGAAAGGCATCTTTTCAAACACAAAAGATTCCGAAGAAGGCTTAACACATATACTCTCAGAGCATTTCGAGAATGTTAAAACCAAGGTTCAAGGTACTGTAGTAATGTTTTCCGCTTCAGGGAAAAAATAGCATCCAACCGCAGCACGTTCTTGCTTAAGACGTGCTGCGGCATAATCCCAATGATTACTCCCTGACAGGGTTCGTAGGCCACTCAATATCAGGTGCAGTTGATGTATCAACACGGTTCAGCAACACCCGATACTTTTTCCAGGCTTCCAGCAATGAGGTTTCTTCCTCCGTTGCAATTTCCAGATCTGCAGCATCCTGAAGCGGCGCAATATGCTCACTGGCTACCTGCATCAGGTTGTTTTTTGTTTCTTCCGCCTCCCGGATCCGGAACATTTTTTCTGCTTCCGTATCCTTCACCCAGGCTGTGCCGTTCCACTTCTGAAACTCCCCTTCCGGCGATAACCAGGTAACATTTTCCGGTAACGGACCGAGTTCAGAAATAAATAACTCGTCCCCTGACGCTACGTCATAAACCGTTTTACCCCGATGGTCTTCAACGAGATGCCACGATGCCTCATCACTGTTGAAAACAGCCACAAAGCCAGCAGGAATATCTGGTGGTGCAATATCGGTACTGTTTGCTGGCAGACCTGTATGAGGCGGAATATATGCGTCACCTTCACCAATAAATTCATTAGTTCCGGCCAGCAGATTATAAATTTTTATGGTCCGTGCTTGTTCACTCATTCTGAATGCCATTATGCAAGCCTCACAATATAGTTAAATGCGATGTTTTTGACGGTGTTTTCCGCGTTACCAGCAGCGTTAACGGTGATGGTGTGTCCATGTGAACCAATCGCAACGGAGTGCGTATGCGCACCAATACCTACAGTATGTGCATGTGCGCCAGAACTTGCTGCAGTACCAGACAGCGAGTGGGTATGAGCACCTGCTGACTGTGTCTGAATACGTTGATAATACGATCTACGGGAAGAAGTCCCCGGGCTTACTTGATACTGTGAATCCTGGACATAAGTGAACCCACCGCCATCATAAAATGCTAACGCAGAACCGCCGCCTCCTGGCCAACGAATACCATTACCATGAGTATGATCACCGGCAGACCCCGTAGAGCCACTCAGACTGTGCGTATGCGCCCCGGTGTTATTCGTGGATTTGGTTCCGTAATCAAACGACGATGTGTTTTTCGTCCCCAAATCCGTACTGGATGCGCTGGCGCTGTGGGTGTGCGATTTAATGCCGTCATGTTCCTGAGACAATACGGCACGACCACTGGCGGGTTTGCCCTTAATCGTCCAGCCACGCATATCAGGGATCACGCCTGACGGATAAGCGGCTGCAAGTTTCGGGTATGCAGATTTGTCAAAAGTCTGCCCCTGCATCAGGGCATAGCCAGACGGAACGGTATCTGATGGCCACGGGATTGGTGCGCCAGGCGGATAAAACTGCTCTGATGGCGTATAGAGTGAATAAACTGTACCGTCCGTTAACCCTTCCGGCTTATTAGCAGAATATGCTGGTGACGTATGAATCGTCACGCTGGCATTACTGGTATAATCCCATTGAATATTTACACCAGTCGCATAATTTCCGATTGCAACGTAAATATCGTAAGTATCACCAGATGTATTGACCCAGGCAAAATTTGTAAACCCTGTCGATGTGCGCTGCCATAAAGCACCAGTAATCCCCTTCGGATTACCATTACCTGCACGCAAAACAAGTTCAGATATACCTGCCTGTTGAGGTGACCCCACGTTAAATCCCGCACCACCAATCAACGTAATTGAAACAACAGAACTCGCCTGTGGCATGGTTACCGTTGCTAATTTGAACCAACCAGCACCACCGCTGAATGACATTGTTGTTGAGTTAAGCGTACCAATATCTTTCGGCGTCAGTGTTATATCCGCTGAAAGCGCCTTACCATTCACCTTACGGGCAGAAGGTACCAGTTATTCACCAGCCATGCTGACACCGAAAACTCCAGCGTCATGTGGCCGCGACCAGCTGGCATATCAATAACACCACTGTAAATCAGCGTATTATCCAGCGCGGTACGGTTATAAATTTCAGCACCGTTTTTCCGTACTATCAGGCGGCATGACGAATAAATATCGTTATTCTCCCGCTCATGTTTAGCGCCGCTGAATGCCACCGCCGGAATAACAATCTGCCGGTCAAACGGCTGATCGTCATAAACCCTGACGGTGATGGTCCCTGATGGCCACCGTTCCGGTGCACGGGAGTCCCGGGGGAAAGCTTTGCCCACTGTTTTAACGAGATCGCCTTCAATCTGGTTGGCGGACAATTTTCCCAGAACCCGACAGTTCTCGTTAATCGTGACGTTGTTGAGCGTCCCGGAGTTCGCATTCACGTTACCGCTGATATCGGCATTTTTCGCCGTCAGCCGCCCGTCCGGTGTCAGGGAAAATGCCGGAGGATTACCGCCGCTGGTAATGGTCGGAGCCGTCAGGCGTTTCAGGAACACGTCGTTCATGAATATCTGATCGCCCTGACCAACAAACATCGGCTTTGTGTTGCCATTCGCAGGATTAATCATCGCAATCCGGTCAGCAGCCAGAAGCACCTGACTCTGCATACCTGCTGGCGTATTCTCAATACCGGCTCCGATACCCGCAATATAAAGGCGTCCGTCCTTCATCTGCTGCAGTTTCACGGCCCACATGCTGTTCAGGTTATTATTTGTATCAACCTGAACTTTCTGTATCTGCTGGATTGCCGCACTCTGGTCTTCCAGTTTTTTATTGACGGTCTGCGTGATTTCATTGCTGACATTCGTAATGGACGTCCTGATTTCAGCCAGGTCCGGCGCAAGCTGACCGTTATCAATCTGCGTCCACAACTCCTGGGCCAGATGTGTTTTCCCGATTTCTCCTTTGAAAAAATCCAGGTAACCTTCCGCATCATCGCTCGCCCGACCGACAGCCTCCACGAATGCCGATTTGCCAACGGTGTTCACACTGCGAACGTAAAAATAATAATCATGGCCCGGTTTGATATTGATACTGGCGGCTATCCAGTACAGCGCCGTACCAAGATAGCGGGCTGTGGTTTCAACCTGCCTGATATCGGTAATCCGCTTTTCCGAGAACCAGAACTCAAACTGTACCGTCGGGTCATAAACAGCAAGATGCGGCGTGGCGGTTATCTGAAAATAGCCCGGCGTCAGCTCAATCCGCGACGGTGCTGCCGGTGCGGCAATCCGGAACGATACCGATGCCGGATCGCCCTGCTGTCCCCACGCATTTACTGCCCGGACTGTCAGCCTGTAATTTCCCAGCGCCAGTTGCGTGAAGCGGTATGTAGTTTCCGTCGTCCTGGCCGTGCTGACCAGCCGCTCACTGCCATCGTCCGCTGCCACGGTCAGGCGAAGCAGGAAGCTCACGCCCTTCACCACCTTCGGCGTGTCCCAGCGCGCCAGCACCTGATATTCCCCGCTGTCTGCGGTGACTTCTGCGGTCAGGTGCTGCACCGCTGGCGGCGTGACACCATTCACCGTGCCGCTCTGGTCGCCGTCAAAGTGCGCCCCGTTATCCACGATGGCCTCTTTTTCCGGTACATGCTGCACGGCAGTGATGGCATACGTGCCGTCATCGTTCTCACGGATACTCACACAGCGGAACAGGCGCTGACGCAACGTCGGCAACTTCAGCCCCCACACACTGTATTCTGCAACGCCGTCAGGAACCCGGTTTACTTTCACCTTAAGTCCGTCGGTGACGGACTGAACCTCCACGCTGACCGGATTACCACTTCCGTCAACCAGGCTTATCAGCGTGGTACCGGAGGATGGCAGCGTGATTTCACGGTCGAGCGTCAGCGTCCGGGTCTGGCTGTTCACCGCCAGCACGCGCCCGCCGGTGCTGATACCGGCATAGTCATCATCACAGATTTCAATGACATCGCCCGGTACATGGCGAAGCCCTTCTGCACCCACGCTGAAGTCCACGGTCTGCGTTTCCAGCAGTTCCGTTTTAATCAGCCACAGCCCGGCACGGTGCGCCTGCCCCCGGTTGGTACAGCCAAAGGCATCCATCTTCGTGACGTGACGACCGTAACGGGCAATGGCCTGCGTATCCTCCACAAGCTCTGTCGCCGTCTCCCAGCCGTTGTTCGGGTCAATCCAGTTCACCTCAACGGCATTATGGCGGTCCTTCAGGGCGCTGAAGCTGTAGCGGAACGGCGCGCCATCACCTTAGCCAGTCGCTGCCAGTCATCGTCTGACAACGGGTTTGCATAAGCATCACCCTTGCCGTTGTAAACCCACAGAGTGGTACCGGCACCTTTTACCGGCTCAAGGGGATTTGGTGTTGCCATATCGTCCTCACATCTCGTATGTAATGGAATAAGTCAGATCTGCAGAACTCCATAACGCCATATCGTCATCACGACGATACTCATAGCCCTGCGTAACCATCGTGGTAATCAGTCCTGCCAGTGCCGGGATCGCGGTCATCGCCGGGTAAATCCGGCTTTCCATCCACTGATCAAGCTCTGAATCCGGTACCTGTGCCGGTAAAAACACCTCAATATGCAGCGTGGCCCGCCAGGTATCTGCATCCAGCTCTTCACCGGTATACTCTGCATCCGTCAGATAAACCGCGATCGCAGGAAAATCCTCTTCGTCAAAAACAACGGGGCGACCATCAAACAGCGTCGCCCCGTGTTCATGCTGCTCGAGTGCATCCAGCACTGCGGCACGAATGTCAGTGTTTTTCATCGTTTTATCGCAATCCTCAGTTGTTGTTTCAGCGCGTATGCCAGTTCTTTAGGCAGGCGTTCACGCCGGATACGGTCAACATTCTCATCAAATGCCTGTTTCAGTGGGGCCGCCATCGGGATTTTCACCACCTGAATGGGAAGGCGATTACGCTTTTTCCTTCCCTTGTCGTCATTGCCCTCCTCATATCTGGCCTGGGGAAGACGTTGCATAACATGCCAGCGCCCATTATTTAATCGCTGGATAAATGCCCGCTGATAACGATGCTGACCGGCTTTGAGTATGCTGTTCGGACGACGCCCCAGCATTCTGATCCCCAGCTTAATCACAGGGAGATCTTCCCGTTATCCGAAACACTGGCTGACTGTGGGCGATCCGGCCCGTGAATTCACCATGACGCAGTCCGCACCGCTGATGGTGCTGCCGGATCCGGATGAGTTTGTGGTGGTGCAGGTGAAATAATCCGTGAGCGGGGGCGAAATGCCCCCGTGTCTTTTTTCACAGGAGGCTGAGATGGCAACAAAAGAAGAAAATCTGAATCGTCTTCGTCAACTGGCTGGCCTGCTGGGGCGCGAGGCGGATATGTCGGGGAGTGCTGCGGATATTGCGCAACGTGTGTCTGAGTGGGAAGAGGAGCTTGCTGTTTCCCCGGAGGGCATTATGCACTCTGATGAGAGTGGGGCTGATCAAAATCACACAGACGATGGTGAGCAGTTGAACAACACGGATGCTCCGGATGATGTTAAAGCCGTCCGGGTACGGAAGTGCCTGCAAGTAATGGGGTATTGCCCGGAGACAGGTCGTCCCGTTGAGCTGGCGTTACGGGGTATGCGTGTTCTGGTGCCATCATCACTGGCAACGGCCATGATACAGCACGGAACGGCTGAATATGCGTGATTTTCAGAATGCCTTTGATGCTGCCCTCGCCGGGGTAGACAGTACGATCGTTGAAGTGATGGGACTCTGTGCGCAGTTCACCTCGGGGGCACAGTGTGGCAGCGAAGTTCAGGGGGTTTTTGACGATCCGGAGTCGCTGGGGGTTGCCGGTGGCGGGGTCCGTATTGAAGGAAGCTGCCCGTCATTATTTGTGCGGACGGATACGGTTCGTGCCGTGCGGCGTGGTGACACGCTGACCATTAATGGTGAGACATTCTGGGTGGATCGTGTTTCTCCGGATGACGGGGGCAGCTGTTATCTCTGGCTCAACCGTGGGCAACCACCCGCAGTTAACCGGCGACGATAAACGCAGGGTGAATTATGGCGATAAAAGGGCTTGATCAGGCGATTGACAATCTGAGCCGGGTTCGTAAAAACGCCATTCCGGCTGCTTCTGCAATGACCATTAACCGCGTGGCCATAACGGCGATTAATCAGTCTTCGTCACAGGTTGCCCGGGAAACCAGGGTGAGACGGAAACTGGTAAAGGAACGGTCCAGACTGAAACGGGCGACGGTCAGAAATCCGAATGCCAGAATTATCGTTAACTGCGGTGATCCGGTCATTCCCCATGCTGTTCATGATGGCAACCTGAAACGGCAGTGTTTCCCACCGCCCCGGGGTGTAAGATGACTCTTTCGGAAGGTAATAATGTCGATCTGCCCACTGAACTGTCGTCAGAGGGACAGGAATTTTTAGCGCAAGGAGGCCGGTTGCTATCGCTCCTGCAGAATTAGCCGCCCTCAGTTCGTCTGAAATCATCAATCCACCTGCGCACATTCTCACCGGCTTCAGAAGCCACATCGGATGCTTTCGCGATTTCAGTTTTCACAGCATCAAGATGTACGGGTGATATATCAGGGTATTTACGCTGCAGTGTCTGAGGGACACGGACAAGGATCCCTGATATATTCTGTGCCACTCGCTGAAAGATGTAGGTAAATAACTCCGTCTCGAGGACAAGGCCTTCCTCACGAGCATTTTTCAGCTCCTGTGCATCGGCCTGTGCCTTCGTCAGTCGGTAACGTTCGTAATCAATGGTGCCGGGCTGAAGGTCTGATTCGCTGGCAGCCCTCAAATCCTCGATCTCTTTACGGAGTTTTTCGTTTTCAATATCAGCTTCCCTCTGCGCATACCACTGAATGGCAGCAGTTGTATCAAAAACTGATTCAGTCCCTTTCCCTCCACCAGAAACTAGTGGTAACCCCTGACTCTGCCAGGCGGTGATGGTCCTGACATCAACGCCAAAAATATCGGCCAGTTTTTTCTTATTGACGTTCATACACTCCCCCGGGAACCAGAAAGGATCTGAAAATGGCGTTTTCTAACAAAAACAGCCTTTGTCAGATCCTTTTATATTTTTAAAATTCTATTGATAATCAATCAGTTAAAAAGAAGAAGAACGGATCTGATTTTTCCCTAAAAATTTTCATAAATAGCGAAAACCCGCGAGGTCGCCGCCCCGTAACGATCTGGATCACCGGAAAGGACCCGCCAACGACTTTCGCGTGCAGGCATTAAAAATTTTGCAGTTCCATGCCTAGTTGAAACCTCGATTTCTATAACATCCAATTTTGTAAATTTAGATATAGCTCAACTTTTCCCAATGTTTTCAAGTGTATAAAAACAATTGGCGTTACGCCATAACACTATACTTAGGATAAGTAAAGATTTTAAGGAGTTTTAATGAGTCAACATCAATATTATCCACAGCTGAAATGGAAGCCTGCTGAATATGAATCTCTGATGCTTTTAGATCAAACTACGCTCTCTGGTTTTACTCCGATCATTACCATTCCAGACATAGACTGGGATTATGAAAACGAATGCTACAAGAAGAGTTTGAGTTCTTACTTATCTGACTTCGGTATTAACCTTGCGGCATCCTGGAAAGCCAATCGTCCTGTTTTGCTGGATGTTAAATATTTAGATAAACATGGTTCGAGCCGCCATCATCCTCTAGATATGTGTATCCAAGATGCTAGAGTAAATGGTAAGGAAATTATCCCTGTTGTTTCTCCCGCATATTCAACAAACTATATACATGCTGTTCAACGCAACTTAATCAATGGGCTCGCTATGTCTATCACCCCCCAGACATGGCACCAATTCACAAGTCTGGTTAACCACTTAAATATTCATCCTAGTTTAATTGATGTAATCATTGATTTTGGAGATATTCAAAACGCAACTGATAGTTTAAAACAACAAGCATTAAGCATGGTCAACACATTATCAGGCCAAGCTCCGTGGAGAAACTTGATTTTATCTTCAACCGCATACCCGGCATCACAGGCAGGGATACCGCAACATCAAGTTCATCATATTCCGCGCCATGAATACGATCTTTGGATGTACGTAGTACAGAATTTTAGCAATGGAAGAACGCCAAGTTTTAGTGATTATCCCACCGCTAGCTCTACCATTACGAGCGTAGACCCACGCTTCATGTCTCAGTATGTCTCAGTGAGATATTCGAACGATACCTCATGGATCTTTGTAAAAGGTACCGCAGTTAAAGGAAATGGATGGGGCCAAACTAAAAACTTATGTACTACCCTTGTTAGTTCGCCAGAGTATCAAGTCTTTGGCTCCAAATTTAGTTGGGGGGATGATTACATTTACCAAAGATCATTAGGCGCTAACAAATCTGGCGGCTCTAAAGAATGGCGTAAAGTTGCACATACGCACCATATTACGTTAGTCGTGAGACAGCTTTATTGGTTGGCGCAGACTCAGCCTGCCAAGCCTTAACTTTCCAGCCTACGCGTTTCTTTAAGGCTGTTCTGACTTCAGGCCTGAGATTCGCTATTGGAATATTTTCCGCAATAATATTCCATAACTCAAATCGGGGCTTGCTTTTGATTCCTTTGGAATAGCCCCATCGTTCAAGTACGTCGATACATTCATCTTTCCAAAGCAATTGAGCGAGCATCAATGTGTCATGGTTTCGATTAAGCTTTTCTCCACGCATGTGCTTTATAAGAATGGCGCCTTTTGGCCCAACAGAAACCGTTTTAACGCCCCACCAACCTGGGATTAACTTTAATGCTCCCTCAAGGTGTTTCTCAGCTACGACAAGAGTAACCTTGTCCATTACAGAAGAATAATGCTTGATTTGAAGAGGCAAACGCTCCAAAGAGTCATATTCACTTTTGAGCTCGTACCCGTGTATAACACCATTTATTACAGCAATGTCTGCTCTACTGGCGCCAAGGGATATGGAAAATTCATCGACCACAAGGCAGTCTGGATCTAAATGCGATTCTTTCAAAAGCTTATGATGCACCGCGAACCTAACATCTTGATCTTTCATGACTTCTCCTTACTCCCTCCGTTATTGAATTATAGCGCACTGCATTTTACTGCATTTGAGAGATTTGACCACTTCAATCACAAAATGCTTATCTGCAGCAACAAGATTCATAGCCATACGACTATGGTGATTACCTTTTGTCTGGAAAACTGACCATTCCACGAAGATCAGATAGGTCTATAGAATCTTGGTTTGTCATAGCGTTCGTCTTACTTTGAGATGAACCTTTGCTGCATAGGAGATCAGCCCGTCAAGGCTCACCAGCACTAACTGACTACTCAAAGGCTCATTCCAAAGGGTTTGGTTCGACGTGGTTGAGTGCGCTGCGGTGCGCGGTGAAATACCTGTACAAAAATGCCCCGCATCTGCGAGGCATTTTCCTGAAAGTCACGTATTAAATTTCAGTGAAATTAAAATTATTTTAAGCACTGCGTCCTGATGTACTCCTGCAGGTAGTTGACCTGAGCGGTTATCTTGTCGATTCCACTTCGGAGACGGTAATAATTGAGTTCAGCATCTGCTGTAAGTCTTGGGCTTTCTCCATCGCCCATGCTGCTGGCTCCGGTCGTTGACTTTGCACAGGTGGCGGCGACTTGCAGGCGCTTACGCCCAGCAGAAACATCAGCACGAAGACTTTCGATAGTCGCGTTAGCATCAGCAAGCTCCTTTGTGTATCTGGCGTCGAGATCTGCTACATCACGCTGACGCATCTGCATGTCAGTAATTACCACGTTCGCCAGCTTCAGTTCTCTGGCATTTTTGTCGCGCTGGGCTTTGTAGGTAATGGCGTTATCGCGGTAATGATTAACAGCCCATGACAGGCAGACGATGGTGCAGATAACCAGAGTATAAATAATCGCTGCGACTCTGCTCACTGATCTATCCCCCAACAGGCTAATGCGCTTTCCTGGTCACGACGAATAACCTGTCCATAGCAGTTATTTGAACGTATGCGGCAATCGCGCCCACCATCTTTTATCCACCAGCGAATCGCCTCGCATGCGCCCTTACGATCACCGGCATTCAGCCGCTTATAAAACGTCGACGGGAAACACTTACCGGGGCCAATGTTATAGGGACAGAATGACGCTATACCCGCTTTCTGTGGTTCGGTCAGTGGTACTTTAATATTGCGCTCCACCCATGCCAGCGCCTTATCACGTTCAATAGCGTTAACCTGGTCGCATTTTTCCTTCGACAGCTTCATTCCCGGTATGACGGGCTTACCATCCACCATTGTGGCACCACGACAGATGGTCCATATACCGGAACCATCGCGGTATGCCGTAGTGTGGTTACCCTCTTTTTCATCCAGAAACTGGTCAAGTATTTGAGGAGCAGACGCGCCTGCAGCAATCAGCGCCAGAACAGCAGCTGACAGGCCGTATTTGATTTTTGCGCTCATGGATATTTATCAGGATGCTACCAATGAAAGATACTGGAAAGCCAACTGCAAAAAGCTAACAACCCGTAATCGAGTTATCAGAACTGTTAATTTTTATGGTATACCGCGCCTCTGAACAGGGGCGCGTTTCTGGCAACAGCTCGTCCCCTTCACATAACCCGGCAGCAACATCCATGAAGACCTGTCTGATGCTCCTTCTGGCTGCTGCCTCATAAAACTCCAGCGCGGCACCTTCAACACGGTCCAGCGAGATGTCCAGGTCAAAAATTTCACCGTCAAAGCGTTTTTTGTCCCGTAACGCTAAAGTTACCGTAACTTTATTCTCAAAATTGCGGATCCCTTTCACAATCAGTTCATAGTTTTGAGTCATTGAATTACTCTCCCCGTGCAGCCTTACGACGGTCCTCTCTGATTTTGAAATACAGGTTAGTCAGATATGTCAGCAGCCCAAACAGCAGACTCCCCAGCACGCCTATTGCCGCCCACTGAGACGGGGAAACCCTGTCCAGCAACTGCAGGAACCAGTAGCCCGTTCCCACCGCTGACGTGGTGTATGACACACCTGTTGTGATTTTTTCCATCTGGTACATACCCCGTCTCCCGTTATCCGGAAGCTGACAACAATAAAAAAAGCCACCAGTTAAGTACTGATGGCTCTGATAACTCATGCAGGCATCTCAGACGACCCACTGACACTACCGGTGAGTTTAACGATACCTTCCATTTGACTGGCTCACTTTTTATGATGATGCTGGTGCATTTATCTCCAGCACCAGACTTTCTATCTCAACGCCATACGCTGCATTTTTGGTAATATCCGTCAGCGTCAGCGCATTCAGCCCCAGTGTCAGACTGTCTTTTATGACCTGGAATGCCGGGCCAGCCACTCCATTCAGTTTCGGAGTAACCGTGGCACTGCCGGCGGTGAACACCAGCTCCAGCGTCTGCCAGTCGTTACTGTAATTCCCGAACTCGCCCAACTTTGTGTTTCCTGCTTTCCTGTGATGCATCAGATTCAGTTTGCCGTCTGTGGTCTGGGTGAAGAACGACATCAGGAACGGGTTACCAGTCCCGGTCATCGCCACGACGTCAGGTAACGCTACATCGGTATACAGATAAATTCCCAGACCGAACTGGTTGTTGGTCAGTGCGCCTGACAGTCGAAACTTACAGCTCAGTCTGCCACCCCGTGTCAGCAGGGAGACTGCGTCATCCACCGGATGCATCAGGGACCAAGTTTTATTGCTCTGCTTGGTAACCTTAAACACACCATCTTCCAGCGCAACACTGCCGCCGGTGATGGTCCAGCCCTGCGCAGCAGCCTCTCCGGCTGTCGGCAGCAGGGAGACTGTACGAACGGATGTGTCACCATCAGACGGCCCCGATGGAGTGTCGCCGCCGGGCGAGGGTTTGATTTCCGGTGCCTTACCACTAATGAAGGCTAAGGTGCGACCGGCTACGTTCAGAATAGCAGTTGCCATACGATCGGGAATAATGCCACGACGCGCCCATGAGCTGAAATGCGTCGGGCGATTTGATGATACCCAGTTTTTGTTCGTTCGGGATGCCGAACCGTAATAACCAGACCCGGCAATATCAGGATCTTCTGACGGGTTGTTTGTCGGTGTATTAACTCCGCTACCATCGGTCATAAAGGGAACAAAATAAATCTGCTGGGATTCTTTACCTTTATATGCACCATATACCACTTCATATTGCGTACCGTGTTCTTGTTTCCACGCGTATGTCGTGTCGCCACAAATCCAGGGGACTGATGCCGGACTTCCACCGTGACACTGCGCCGCCAGCCCGGCAAGGTCAGCACGGAACTGCTGTACCATTGCAAGAAATGCTGCTGGCTGCTGGGCGTAACTGGCATTCGTCATATCGAATTCCCCCTGCATCCAGCATATCGCCAGCAAAACGTTTTTCGGATTTTTCTGCAATGCTGCCTTCGTGCGGAAAAGCAGATCCTGATATAACGGCTTACCCACTCCCCAGCGAGCCGAATCCTGACTGGCCCCCGTGGACTCGCTGAATGTCCCCTCCGTGCCCTGGGTGAATGCCGAACCACCACGACAGCATGGTACCAGCAGGATCCCCGCGTTATTAGGGATATACGGAAGCAGTTTTTTGGCAATATGTAAGCCCTGTCCGACACAGCCGTACTGCCCTTTGCTCAGGTCAGCCCGGGGATGATTAATCGTACTCATATCCTGAACATCATGCAGACAATGGTCAGCAGGAATGATGTCGTTAAATACGCATACTTCACCACCGGGAGTCACTGTGTTACGACGGGCCAGTTGCTTAATGCGCGGATGGGGCGCATCGTATGAATCCGGAAGCGGAAGCCCTTCACCGTAAGCCATGGCATTGGATTGCCCGGCCAGTACGATGACGTAGTACCACTCCGGCTCAGTTGCACCACTGACGACCACATCACCTTCTGCTGCAATCGCCTGCATCAGGGTATAAGGGGTTATGGCCACCGGACTACCAAACGGCTGCCAGCCCTCTTTCAGTTTATGTGTCAGCTTTTCCGCAAGATCTGACGGCGACGCCGCCCTGACAACATCATAGTGTTTAAATGCCATGGTTCTTTCCACCATCTGAAAAATGATTCTTTAAAATACCTGACATGTAATACAGAAAAAACACAAAACCATACCTTAAATAAAAACCTCATCATCAAGCAGATATGCATGGATAAACTACAAGACGAGATATAAACCACCCTGCATTTAAATAAACAATAAACAACATCAGAAAAATAATTCTGCTCTATGGTTTACAATCAAAAATATCATTTATACTTTTCAGAACATCACCAGCAAGGCATAAACAAGGAAACTAAATGAAGTGGATTGTGATTGATACAGTTATCCAGCCATCATGCGGAATATCTTTTTCAGTCATATGGAGTAAAATAAAATTAATAATCTGGTATCAATCGGATGCTTTCTTACCTCCTGAAAGTATATTTACACTGACTCACACAGGCATCATGCTCAATAACAAAGTGCTACCTGTAACCATTTACAACGTAGTACCATTCAATAAAACATTCTGGAATTTAATCAAAAACAGCCAGGAATGCCCTACAAATACAGATAACGTATTGAATGAATGCTTTAATAACCGTTGCACTCTGCAAATATGTCCTTATGGGCTAAAACAACAAAGTCCATAAGGAGTTTACTCACATCTGACAAAATCAATATAAACAGCCCCTCCGGAGAGGGGCTGGAGAGTGGCGCTATGTGCCATTGCATGGTGCCGGGTGCCTCCCGGTGAATTCAGTACCAGCACCTGAATCCGCGATTATCCCATATACCTACTCGCTGATTACCCCTCCGCACAGGGGGATTCACCATGCGAAATTTTTTAACAAACTTCCCGCCGGCCAGACAATAATCGCCAGCCTGAATTATGAGCAACGTGGCATTTTACGGGAAAACTGTTTTCTGCAGTAAAAAGGCCCGCCGGAGCGAGCCTGGAAGGATAGCGGTCATGTGATGCCGGTTTCCCGGTAACTCAGCATCGGTATCTGAGTCAACGTTTTCTCTACTGGGTCATTTCCGATACGTTCCGCCTTCCGGCAGACTTTCATCACGTCAGAAAATATAGCACCCTGAGTAACAGGACAGTACTCAGAATTCAGGAAACTGTGACACATCCTGCACAGAAAAGCCCCTCCGGAGAGGGGCTGAAGTATAGCCTAATTTCTGTCTGTCGCATGGTGCCAGGGGCCTCCCGGTAAATTCAGCCTGTCTACTGAATTTGCATGTTCTCTGGATCATACACTTTGCCAGATGCCCCGCCGCTGAGGGGGATTCACCATGCGATGTAATTTTTAACAAATTCTCCGGCAGCCAGACAATCATCAAGCTGTGGAATTGTGAGGTATTTAAAAATTTCAACGTGTAACTGATACCCTGCTAATCGCCTGATGCTTTCTTTTTCAGCAACGGGAAAGCAACAACCACACACCCGCCACCAAAACACCATCAGACAGCACCGACATTATCCGGCTGCTGAAGTCCACCATCACCACCAGAAACAACAGGAGTGCAACCACAGCTGCTTAGAAGGCAATTGCTCTGTCCGGCTGAGCTAACAACGCAGAATACCGATAAATGGACCGCCATCGAGAACTCGAACCCCGCGCAACCAGCTTCGAAGGCTGGCGCTCTATCCCGATGAGCTAATGGTGGTATGTGATATGGTGGCCCTTGCTGGATTTGAACCAGCGACCTGGCGATTATGAGTCGCTCGCTCTCACCACTGAGCTAAAGGGCCGGGAGCAGAATAATAATGGTGCGTAATTAATTCTGCAATCTCATCCGTTTCAAACGATTAAATCCTGAACTTCCCTGACTGTCTGCTCAAAACGTCCGGTCTCCAGCTCAACGCCAATCGCACGACGCCCGAGCGCCAGTGCCGCTTTTACCGTTGAACCTGAGCCCATAAAAAAATCTGCAACCAGGTCACCCGGACGACTGCTTGCGCTGATTATCTGCTGCAGCATTTCTGCCGGTTTTTCGCACGGATGTTTCCCGGGATAGAACTGCACCGGTTTATGTGTCCACACATCCGTGTACGGCACCTGCGCCGTCACACCAAAATACCGCCGCAGATGCTTATATTCACTCTGCAGCTCCACATACTGCCGGTTCAGTGACGTATACGTATCCACCAGCTGGTGGTGGGGCTTTTCCAGTTCACCGCGCTGATGTTTCTCTTCTGCCACCCGGGCAAACAGCGACTGTAATTTCAGATAATCGCTTTCGTTCGGTAGCTGCCACTGACTGGCACTGAACCAGTGCGACACCATGTTTTTCTTTCCTGTGGCATCTGCAATCTGTTTTGCCGTTATCCCCAGGGCCGCGCGCGCATCACGAAAGTAAGAAATCAGCGGGGCCATCACATGCTGTTTCAGTGCACTGCCCTTCGCCGCATACCCGGCATCTTTCGGACGATACGGCCCCTGATAATGTTCCGCGAACAGAATGCGCTCTATGGCGGGGAAATACGCCCGCAGGCTTTCCTTGTTGCATCCGTTCCAGCGTCCGGACGGCTTCGCCCAGATAATATGGTTCAGCACACTGAAGCGTTCACGCATCATGATTTCGATATCAGATGCCAGGCGATGACCACAGAACAGGTAAAGACTTCCGGCAGGTTTCAGCACCCGCCAGAACTGCGCCAGACACTGGTCCAGCCACTTCAGGTAATCATCGTCGCCCTTCCACTGGTTATCCCAGCCCTCAGGCTTCACTTTAAAGTACGGCGGGTCCGTGACTATCAGGTCAACAGAATTTTCGGGTAACGACCGGATAAATTCCAGGCAGTCGGCGTTGATTAACTCACAACTGGATATTTTTACAGTATTAAGCATGGATCATTAAGCCTGTCTCTGATAGGCTCATTCTGCTTTTGCGCAAAGCAGTGGGCCTGAGGTTTGCTTGTGAACCCAACGCATGAGCAGATGGCTGGTGGGTGCCCCTAACCCCCACCAGCCGCCCATTTACCACAAATAAAAAAGCCTTCACTGCGGAAGGCGTCTGTAACAACCGAACTGATAGTCTGCCAGATCCGCCATAACCAGCTGGGTCAGTATTAACTGGCAGCGTTCGCGTGAAAGGTAAGTATTCTGCGCTATCTCCCCGACTGTCGCCGGTTCGGTAACGCTTAATTCATTAAACACCACTCTGGCGGTTTCTGTCATATCCTGCTGTTTTAGCATGTCTTTTTCCCTTTTCCGGTTAACGTGACAAACCAATAACTCTTGTCGAAAAAGCCAGCAAGCTGAAAGACAGGTATTCACCGCCACCAGCGCGTTTACTATACTGACGCGATTTCAGTCATAAAAACCCCGCCAGGCGGCGGGGTGTAAAAAATCTTCTAACGTCAGGCATAAAACGCCCATCGTTAGAGCAAATTTACCACAGATTCGGGAAAAATCAACAACACTATCGCGTTACCCTCTTTAACTGCCGCTCCGCCCATGCCTCTTCAATGTCAAACCGAACCACCAACGTATCGTAAAAGCGTTTCACTGATTTTTTCCACGTATCAAGCGTGATAGCACTCGTCACTTTGCATATGGCATTAAATGCCTCCGTTGATGGTAGTCTTTCACAGCCACGACCACCACAACGCTGGCAGTCTCTGATAACAGGCATACCACGTTTTACCGACTCTTCACGATGAATGGCGACACCACGCCCACGGCAATCCTTACAGGCGGTGGAAACCTCACCCTTTCCGCCACACTCCGGACAGGCAACTTTTACCACCTCCCTGACTTTTTTCCATTCTTCCCAGTAAGACGGATACACACCTTTCGTACACTTTGCCCATACCGGCGGCTTACCATCCGGATACTGGATCTTGTTTGTAAAAACCTCGCTTTCAATAAATTTGTTTCCGTGACAGCAGGAGCACTGTTTTTTGCTCGCCGCGCTGCGGGCATAATCTTCAAACGCATACGAAGCCATAATACGCATCACTGCCGGTTTTATTTCTGCCGGGAGTTTTCTTAACGCCGCCACGCGATCACACCGACTGAGTGCATATTCTGTCAGCAATTCTGTTGCCCGCTCTCTGTCATTCATACTAATGCCCATTTTCCCAAGGAACGCAGAAAACCCCATCTCAGCCCGATTCTGTGTCATGCCCTGCGCGGCCATCACATCAGTGATACTCAGCGCATCTTTCGACGTTGAGGCCGATGCATCAGTCAGGCCGGGGGATTTTGGGGAGTAGTATTTCGGTAAATCTTCCAGTTTCATTTTTTGACCTGCCCTTCAAGCATTATGGGGTAAATCTTCACGCCCAGCCGCCCCCCAGGAACGCGCTGACCGCGCACAATATTGATTTCATCAAACTGCTCGTCGTCTATGAGAAGTCCGGCATGCGTCAGCGCATCCAGTGGTGCTTTCAGAATATTGTCCAGGTCGCGACGACGCTTATCCGGTGGCTCTGCAATCACCTTTATCGCCAGCCTTCCGGACAGGCTTAATTTCAGCCGCTGCTGGCGAACAATAAGCGCCACAGCCCGGCGATAACGCTTTCCCTCCTCCGAGATAAAATATGTGCTGCCACGGCGTCGCCAGTAAGTGTTCACCGTCGGCGGGTAAGGTAAAACCAAATCTATGAGCATCAGTCACCTCTTTTACCCAAGCACGCCAGTTGCAAAGGCGTGATCAAGAAAACGAAAAATTAAATCAACCTGAGAACCATGCTTTTCTTCGAACGCCAGAGGATCCGCATGAAGCTCGTTGTGATGCTCCCGACACAGCGGTAGCGTGAAAATATCGTGAGATTTTGTCCCCATTCCGCCCTGACCATGACCAATCAGGTGATGGGGATCGTCGGCTGGCTTACCACAACACGCACACGGCTGTGTCTTCACCCAGCGTGTGTATTTCTCGTTAACCCAGCGGCGACGTTTAGGTCGTTTCATGAAAGATTCCGGAGACTCAGGATCAACGGCAATGCTGACCACCGTCTCTTCCTGTGGCGGGTTTTGCTGGTGGGCGTGAGGCAGCGGCGCAAGATTTTTTGTGCGCTGCTTCAGTATGCTGGTGGCGGTCTGCTCTCCCGGTACGATGTCGCTTTCACGGTACATTGAGCGGATTTTTTCCGCACGCAACCCCAGCGAACGACGTAATACCGCTTCCGGTAGCGCGTCCGCCACCTGATTGCGGACCGCCCACCAGGATAATTCAGCCAGCGATAATTCCCGTTCCTGCGAGCCATTCATTGCATGGCGTATGACGTCAATCATCCATGCAGACAGGTTTTGGTGAGCAAGTTGCCCGAGTGATTCGGAGGTCTGGTCGCGCAGCTGGTTGTCGCAGTGCCAGCACAACACCATTGCGCCGGTACCATAACGGTGAATGACGGTTTCACTGTGGTGATAATCGCCGTGTGGCCACTGGCAGGATTTAACATGGCGCAGTAACCAGTCAGACAATGCGCCAGCGCCACCAGCAGCACGAATCACTCGTTCGTCGCTGAAAAATGGCAGTAATGATTTATCCTCCGCCAGCGGCTGGCGAACGGCAGGAACGACCCCGGACGACAGATTACGCATGCTTTTCGGTTCCGGCTCCACCAGTACCCGGGTATTGTGGAATACCGGCATGGATTCACGGCCCGGCTTAACGATCACCAGCCCGAGTTCCGGTACCAGAACAGGTCGAAGTAATACCCGCACGTTACCTCCAGATGCGTTGCTGGAATGTGCGGGACGGACGCGGTGGGCGTTCAGAGTAAGGAAGCCTGACGGAGATTATCCAGTGACGATAATCGAGGCTGAGGGCTTTCTTTATCTCGTATCCGTGTCTGCGGTAGCACTGAATTAGCCATTCAGCTTGTTCTTCAGTACATGGGGGATGCTGGTACCAATCAGATTTGAATGTGCGGGAACGCCGCCCGTGCCTGCTGGCAAAGACAGCTGAATTATCAGAATTGTGTGATTTGGTATTGTGCGCCATCGTCTTTCTCTGCTGGCGCAGCAGGTGCCAGTTGTTCAGGCTGACGTGCGAATTGTAAACCTGAATGCCAAGAAAAAACAAAACCCGCCGAAGCGGGTTTTGTCAGTACTGAATATCAAGCTGCGTGCTTGCCACTACAACTGCAAAGTGGGATCGGGAAAGGCTTCCCTTTTTTCGCGTGGCGCATTACACCATCTACACACACAGAGTAGCGAAAAATGATCTCACATGGACAGCCACATTTGCGACAGGTACCCATTGCCATGATTTCGTTTTCCCTGCTCACCTGTGAATCCACACAGGTTGCACTTTGTTGGGAGAACCACTACACTTCGCTTGTCTACAAAAAGTGTTGTGATTGGATTATCTCCATACACTACGGAATGTGTTAGCGCACTTTCCGTCCCTAAAAGCCCTGTTAGCGCAGGGCTTTTACATATAAAAATCGAACGACATCTGTTGTGTTCTCACGCCAATTGTTTCCAGTACGATATCCGCAAATGTATCTGCCTGCCATTCTGCATCCTCAATACGAGTAGGTTCTTTAACTGAAAAGTGTAAAACTGCTTTGTGTCCAAGAAGCAAATGACCTAGCTCGTGGAAGATAACAGCAAGTGCATGCTCTTCCCCAAGGCAAGCATTCACATATATTTTATTGGGAACCGTAATTGTTAGAGAAGCGGGGTCACAATGTCCGATAGTTAGATCATACGTCAGAGCCTCCCACTCTTTGTCGGTCCTGACGTCAAGAGTAACCCCATAAATTGACAGGCTTTCAAAGAACATATCATAACGCTTTCTTTTGCGCTTTGAGGCTGTAAGACCAATAGCATTACAGAAGTTTATAGCTCTGTAGGCTATTTCTTCTTCTTGCATCGGTGACACCCTGTTACCTCTCATTTGATACATAATTACCCCTCATTGTTATTAATCTTTTGCAATAAATCTGCAAAACTCTTTAGCTGTTCCGGCGTAAACTGCGACTTAGCGAATCCCGCTACAAGCATTTTCTGTTGCTGAGACAAACCGTTTACTGGAACTGAGTCATTCGCAACTGCCGCTAGCTCCTGTAACCCTTCAATTTCTACACCTTTGGCCTTGAAGTAAGAATCAATCTTCTTAACCCACTTCAGAGGTATTTTTTTGCTACCAGTTTCTAAACCGCTAAGAAACGCTGGCGTAGTGCCCAGTTCTTGAGACATAGTCAGAAGAGTACTGTCAGTATCGATCCTCGCTTTTCTAACGGCCTTACCGAATTCAGTGAGTGCCATGATTTTATCCTCAATTTGTTGATTTAGCAGACTTGCCTAACGCAAGCCTGATGGGCGCTTAAATTCTAATTCCTAAAATTTACCATATACGAAAGCAAAGTAAACCTTTTTAGTTAAAAAAATCTCCTTTAAGGGAATTTTTTTCACAAAAAGAACAAAACCCGCCGAAGCGGGTTAAGTGCGGGTGCGTTGAGGATGCCTGACACATCAGAGGTGGCGAGGGATTTCTCCCCCGCCAGGTCTCTTACTCCTCAGGTTCGTAAGCTGTGAAGACAGCGACCTCCGTCTGGCCGGTTCGGATTCGTACCTCGCAGAGGTCTTTCCTCGTTACCAGTGCCGTCACAATGACGGTTAAACAGATGACGATCAGGGCGATTAGCATCGCCTTTTGCTGCTTCATAGCCTGCTTCTCCTTGCCTTTCGGCACGTAAGAGGCTAACCTACGTGTGTAGAGCATAGATATGGCCTCAGATTAATGTTAAGCGTCTTGCCGGACGCGTAATGTTAACTGGGGCTTTTCTCTATCTGCCTTTTGGTGTTCATGCCTGAGACAGATAGCCTCAAGCACCCGCTGCAATTCTACTTAACTCTCCTTTTCCCGCAAACCGTTTTTATCCCCAGCGGCAAATCGAATACACCACCAGCGCCACCGCCATCGCAATTCCTACCGTTGTTAATGCTTCAGGCCAGGTCATCGTAAAATATCCTCCACGCTTATCAGTCCGTTCCGCTCCAGATAACTCATCGCCTTATCCGGTAATTTGCAGTCTGGCTTCGCTTTCCTCAGTTGCCAGGTTAACTGCTTTACCAGCATGGTTAACTCATCGACCAGACGCTGATATCCCACTGGTTTGTATTCATGCAATTTACCGGCTGGCTCTGCTGCCAGCGATACCAGTGCGATTTCCAGAACAGCAATATCCATCTTATATGTGCGGATGATGTCATGGTCGATTGTGCCCGGTATGCACAGTCTCTGTGCTTCAATAGTCTCCTCTGCGTGAGCTATTAACTGCTCTCTGGTAAAAGTCGTCATGCCGTAGCCCCTTCTTGATATTTTTCAAACCAGAACACAACCGGCTCTGCTTCCAGCGATGCCAGCGCAATCCGTGCCAGTTCCATTTGTTCACCACGGGTAAGCCCGTTTTCAAGCGGGTTTTTAATGAACAATTCAATACGTTCTTTGGTAATAGTGGTCATGTGTTACTCCTTAACCCGCAGTGCTTTCAACTGATGAGGGGAACAAAATCTTTTCATCAAACCCTGCATTCATATCATGAACAGCAACACACCAATCCATCGACGAACGATTATCAAGAGCCTCCATGATTTCATCCATGCGGCGTAGGTCATACAGGTAAATGCTTTTATCGCCAATGGTGTAAAAGCCAATTTTTTTCGGTGATGGACAGCGATCAAGAACTTCCTGTAATTCGTTCAACCATGCCCGTTCTTTTTTTGTCAAAGTTGCCATATCAGTTTTCCTTATACGGATTAATTTTATTGTGCAGTGTGTTGAACGACGCCCATACAACGTCGGTATACAATTCAGTAACTGGCTCAATTATTTTCCCGATTGCCCAGACAAAAATTAGAGGGGATATCGGTATCATCAATACGATAAACAGAATGAGAAACAAAAATTCTGTCGCTCTACTTTTTTGCGGATATTCTTTTCTGAATAATGTAGTCATTTCTTACCGCCCTTTCGGGCGGCCTCCCGACATTAATCGTTGTGGTAACTCATGGCTTCATTTGCAGCATCAACCGGATCAACTTCCCACCAGCAATAATTTGGTGCGTTTCCTTCAGGTGTCCACGGTTCTAATTCATTTTTTGCCACATTCTCGTCGCCAGTAATTTTAAAAATCTGTTCAGAGAATTTTTTCACCCACTCGTTATATTTTTCAGTGTTAATAATTTTCTGTGTATTTGACATAGATATACCTCCAGTTAAGGATTAAATTTTATTTACAGTGCTAAACTTAATTATTCAGATTTGGATTATGCTTTCTCTTCACGAAGTTCCGATTGTTAATTTGGCTCACAACAGCACCTTCTGAAAATTACCCTGATAAAACGACAATATGCGCTGCATAACTTCGCTCTTCCGGCACTCGCGACAGATTATGTTCTGACGCCTGTCGTAGCGACGTATTTCTCCGTCAGGTAATGACCAGATAAGGTCCGGATCAACCGCAGATGGTTTCTTCAGCTTTGCCCTTGAGAGCTTTTTACGGGCATTTTGCCAGTCCTTACGCGCCTGTTCAGACGGGAATAACCCGTAACCAGAGTTGTATACATCGCCACTGGCAACCAGCTCTCTGGCCAGAACGCTCATCAGATATCTTGTTGCCCCAGTTTTAGTTTCCAGTTGTCGTAACGTCTCGCGCCCACTCTGGCGTACGAGTTCAACAACCTGCCCTTTAATTTTTTCCCGCTCTTCTTGTGTAAAAACTTTTGCCACAAGCCCTCCTGAAAATTACCTCATGACCAGAAATTAACACTTACCCCCTGAAGCCCGGCGGAATTTCAGTGTCCGGTTCAGAAATGTGATTCACGCAACGCTGCGCAGGCGAACGCCCCAGGCGGATAACCAGTTCATCCCATTTTTCCCGGAGTTTTGCCGGACTCATGATGTTTTTTACCCAGAACGAATCCCGCTGGAGACGCCCAAACATTTCACAAATTTGTCTGTGAGTTCTGCCATCCAGCATCCGCATTGTGCGAACGTCATTGGCCCATGCTGTCCAGTTGGGTTCTTTCGGTCTAGTGATCTCGCCATCATCGCTGGCCGCCTGCTCGTAAAGACTCACGATTCGTCCCCAGATCCACTGTGCGCACACCAAATCTTCCTGACTTCCCCACTGGCGTTTTTTCGCACTGAACACAACCGCGTCAGGGTGTCGGGTTAAAAAATCCTGTTCAGCCGTCTGCGGGTCCGGTTGCGAAGCGTCCGGACAAGAAGATCTTTTATCTGACGGATCAGGTTTTAATACTGACGGATCGGGGTCAATCATCGCCCCCCTAATCGGCAGTTTTTTATCAACAGTTGATCCATCAAAATTTGACGGGTCAACCGTTGAGGGGTCAATATTTGACGGGTCAACTGTTAACGGGTCATTTTTTGCCGGGCTAATTTTTCTTTTCGGTTTATATGACTCACGCGCCGCCGCCGCAGCTGCTTCGAGTTTTTCCACATTAAGCCGATAGATATTGCTTACATTACGCCCACCGACCTTACGCTCTTCCTTCGTCAGCCAGCCCTCTTTCGCCAGTTCTGCAATAGCCGATTTCACTGTGGATTCACTTCTTGCACCGATCTGACGCCGGATAGTTTCAATGGCAGGCCATGACACGCCCTCGTCATTGCTGTAGTCTGCAAGACGGGCCATAACCGCCACCCTGGATAAGATCATGCCGGTGAAGGCGCACCCTTCCCAGACAAGACCATGAAGCTTGCTGCTCATAAAACCCCCGAACACCGTGCTTTTAGTGCATCACCACAGCATTCCCTGCCGGGCCGCCGCGATTCATCTGGTCATACAAAACAACCGCTGACGCAACAAAATCATCGACATCCTTCACCAGCCGATCCCTCCGTTCGACGATCTCACGGTAATATTCAGAACTGTGGCTGCGCATACGGGCCACCAGCAAAGGCGGCATCGCCTTTTCGATCGCCGGTAACAGAGCCTGCATTTTTTCAACAGCATCAGGGGTGTCTTTATCCAGCCAACGGAAAATTTTCTGGGTATTACGGGCTAGGGCTTCCGGATGGCTGTCGTCGTACAGTTCAGGGAACGTCATCCCCAGTTCGAAATAAGTCCGGGCTATTTCAGCTGCAGGAACTTTCTCACCATCAGGGTATGCCCAGGCATTCATCGCCATGCGGATGTGCTCATGTTTGATTTTCATGAATCATTTGCCTCTTGATGCTTCGGGTATGATCGTTTTCGTCATTTGGTTGCTTCATCGACATATTCTGCGAATAACATGACGAGCGTCGTAAGTATGTCCAATCAACATCAGGACGAAGTTCTTCACACAGGACACCACCTTTTGTTGCTCGTTCAATCGCAGGACATCTCTCAGCAGGTAACTGACGTACACCTTTGATCCATTGATTTACGCTTGGAGGAGATACACCTAAAAGCCTAGCCATTGCTGATTGCCCACCGACAACAGCACAAGCTCGTTTGAATGAATAGTTATCTTTTTTCATCGAATGAACTCCAAAAAACACGCAACAATATTAGGCTTAGCCTAATGAAATTGTCAATAGGCTATGCCTAATACATCGAGAGTAGGGATTGCCTAACGCGATGCGCATAGGAGACTATTAAGCAATGCTTAGTGGTAAAGACTTAGGCCGAGCGATAGAGCAGGCCATTAACAAAAAAATTGCATCAGGAGCCGTCAAATCAAAGGCGGAAATCGCACGTCATTTCAAAGTCCAACCACCATCAATCCATGACTGGATTAAGAAAGGTTCGATAAGTAAAGACAAACTTCCAGAACTATGGCGTTTCTTTTCTGATGTGGTTGGTCCAGAGCATTGGGGGCTTAACGAATACCCAATACCAACCCCATCCACTTCAGATACAAAAAGTGAACTTTTAGACATAAACAGCCTTTATCAAGCCGCCTCTGATGAAAAAAGAGCAATTGTGGCTTTCATCTTATCTGGAAATGCTACGGAGCCTAGTTGGGTTGATCATGACGTTCGCGCCTACATTGCCGCAATGGAAATGAAGGTAGCTAACTATCTGAAAAATCAAGAATCAAAACGGAAAAGCCAGAACATCACCAAGACAGGAACTTAAACTTATATGGTCCGACGGGAAATTCCTAGTTCCCGTTAGTTAACTCCTACTACCTCTCCCACAAACCATCACCTATTAGGTTGCGCCCAAATTATTAGGCATAGCCTATTGACAAGTAATTAGGCATTTCCTATAGTTTTCCCATACCAACCCATCCCGTCCCACACAATACAGGGCAATACCTCGAGTTACCAGGCAGTGGTCAGGGGTTAAGTAGCCAGCCCGAGGCGTAAGAACATGACGGCAGGGTTCAACTTTAATAACTATGCAGCAGGTTTTTGTTCCGCTACCCCGGCGTTAAGGGGAAATGAGGTCAGCATGGATACTATCGAGCTTGGCAACAACGAATCTCTGGTATGCGGCGTGTTTCCCAACCAGGACGGCACGTTTACCGCGATGACATATACCAGAAGCAAAACGTTTAAAACTGAAGCTGGCGCACGTCGCTGGTTAACCAGAAACACTGACTGATGAGGTTGACGATGGAATTTAAAGATTTACCAGTCCCATTCCAGGAAATGGCATCGAATGTGGTTCGCTCTCAACTGGCGACTCTTGACCTGAGTACCGTAGAAAAAGAAACCATCGACAATATATCCGGTAACGTACGCCGAGCCTTTATCGGGCTGTACGAAGAGAAGCAGCTCTCTGATAACCAGGATTTACATGAAAAATACTTCCTGGATCTAATGGACATCATTGATAAGGGGTTTGGCTTGTTAATGAAAAAGAAAGGGATTCGAATAGAACCCCTTGAAAATTACTTTGCAACAAAAAGCATTAATTCTTTTGATTCAAAATAAGAGAATTAATTACAGACTTAACATGCTCTTTCTCATGATTGAAGCTCTCATGATTGAAAGTGCCGGGTTGAAGCGAGTCGATATAATCAACAAGACTCTGTCGTACGACTTCATTTTTATCCATAACAGATGCAAGAAATGAAATTGCTAAAAGAGTTATATCACTACGCGCCGCAGCATGTTGCAATGCTTTATCAAAATTATTAATCTGGCGTATCAGGGAGTTAATGATTTCATCATTTTCAGTCGACATTTCACCCTCCTGAGGGTTGGTGATTAAGGAGTTCTCCACGGGTGAGGTGGAGTGCGTGCGCCGGACACGGGTGAGCATCCGGCACTGACAGTTTACTGAAAGGATATTTCCCTGAAAAGTCAGACCATAACGCGAAAGCGCACGGCGAGGTAGCTGGTTCATAGATAGCCTGTCGTTAAATTTTCGTCGACCGTGCGCTTCCGGTTGTGGCAATCCGCGAAATGGCGCGGCGGTAAGTATGGCGGGGGTATTCCTTCCCCCGTTGAGGACACCGGGTTGTCAGGTTGACCATACGCTTAAGTGACAACCCCGCTGCAACGCCCTCTGTTATCAATTTTCTGGTGACGTTTGGCGGTATCAGTTTTACTCCGTGACTGCTCTGCCGCCCTTTTTAAAGTGAATTTTGTGATGTGGTGAATGCGGCTGAGCGCACGCGGAACAGTTAAAACCAAAAACAGTGTTATGGGTGGATTCTCTGTATCCGGCGTTAATTGTTAACTGGTTAACGTCACCTGGAGGCACCAGGCACCGCATCACAAAATTCATTGTTGAGGACGCGATAATGGAAACGTTATTACCAAACGTTAATACGTCTGAAGGTTGTTTTGAAATTGGTGTCAATATCAGTAACCCTGTATTTACTGAAGATGCCATTAACAAGAGAAAACACGAACGGGAGCTATTAAATAAAATATGCATTCTTTCAATGCTGGCCCGTTTACGTCCGATACAAAAAGGATGCTGGCAATGAATACAGCATTTGCACTTGTTCTGACAGTTTTTCTTGTTTCCGGAGAGCCAGTTGATATTGCAGTCAGTGTTCACAGGACAATGCAGGAGTGTGTGACTGCAGCAACCGAACAGAAAATTCCCGGTAACTGTTACCCGGTCGATAAAGTTATTCACCAGGATAATAACGAAATCCCGGCAGGTCTTTAAAACAGTTCCGTAATAAATATCCGGTTTCATTCTTATATGCCAGCAATGGCAGGGATTTGTTCACCCTTAAATCTGTAATGAGGTAAAACAAAATGAGTAAAGTCTTTATTTGCGCCGCCATTCCGGACGAACAGGCAATAAAGGAAGAAGGTGCCGTCGCTGTAGCCACTGCCATTGAAGCCGGTGATGAACGTCGCGCCCGCGCAAAATTTCACTGGCAATTCCTGGAACATTATCCGGCTGCTCAGGACTGCGCTTATAAATTTCTTGTCTGCGAGGATAAACCCGGTATACCCCGCCCTGCCCTCGATTCCTGGGATGCTGAATATATGCAGGAAAACCGCTGGGATGAGGAGTCTGCTTCCTTTGTCCCGGTTGAGACTGAATCCGATCCGATGAACGTCACTTTTGACAAGCTGGCCCCTGAAGTACAGAACGCTGTCATGGTTAAGTTCGACACATGTGAAAACATCACCGTTGATATGGTTATTAGCGCACAGGAATTGTTGCAGGAAGACATGGCAACATTCGACGGACATATCGTTGAAGCGTTGATGAAAATGCCAGATGTTAACGCCATGTATCCGGAGCTTAAGCTGCATGCCATCGGGTGGGTTAAGCATAAATGTAAGCCTGGTGCCAAATGGCCCGAAATTCAGGCAGAGATGCGCATCTGGAAAAAACGTCGCGAAGGTGAACGCAAGGAAACCGGAAAATACACGTCTGTTGTTGATCTCGCCCGCGCCAGAGTCAATCAACAGCACACTGAAAATTCAACAGGAAAAATCAGCCTGGTCATTGCTGCCATTCATCGCGAATACAAGCAGACATGGAAAACACTGGATGACGAACTGGCCTACGCTCTCTGGCCTGGTGATGTGGATGCCGGAAACATTGACGGCAGCATCCATCGCTGGGCAAAAAATGAAGTTATCGACAACGACCGCGAAGACTGGAAGCGTATCTCGGCATCAATGCGCAAACAGCCTGATGCCCTTCGCTACGACCGCCAGACTATTTTTGGCCTTGTCCGTGAACGTCCGATCGACATTCACAAAGACCCTGTGGCACTGAACAAATACATTACTGAATACCTGACTACAAAGGGCGTGTTTGAAGATGAAGGAAGAAATCAGAGCGCAACTGATACTCTCTCGTCGCCAGTACCAGAAACTGATGCAGTGGAAACGGCAATTCCGGACAACGAAAAAACCGAATGCAAAGTGGAAGTCGAACCATCTGTAGAGCGTGAGGGGCCGTTCTATTTCCTCTTCGCAGATAAGGACGGAGAAAAATACGGTCGCGCAAACAAACTCTCTGGTCTGGATAAGGCACTGGCTGCTGGCGCCACTGAAATCACAAAAGAAGAATATTTTGCCCGAAAAAATGGCACATACACGGGCTTACCGCAAAATGTAGATACCGCTGAAGATTCAGAACAACCAGAGCCGATAAAAGTTACCGCTGACGAAGTAAACAAAATTATGCAGGCAGCCAATATCAGCCAGCCTGACGCCGATAAGTTGCTTGCTGCCTCTCGCGGAGAATTTGTTGCAGGGATTAGCGACCCGAATGATCCGAAATGGGTTAAGGGGATCCAGACCCGCGATTCTGTAAACCAGAACCAGCATGAATCGGAACGGAACTACCAAAAAGCGGAACAAAACAGCCCAAATGCGTTACAAAACGAGCCAGAAACGAAACAGCCTGAACCAGTGGCGCAACAGGAAGTGGAAAAAGTCTGCACCGCCTGCGGTCAGACCGGCGGCGGCAATTGCCCTGATTGTGGCGCGGTGATGGGCGACGCAACATACCAGGAAACATTCGATGAAGAGTATCAGGTTGAAGTTCAGGAAGATGATCCGGAGGAAATGGAAGGCGCTGAACATCCACACAAGGAGAACACTGGCGGCAATCAGCATCACGATAGCGATAATGAAACTGGCGAGACGGCAAATTACTCAATTAAGGTGAACAGTCATCACGTAATCACATCCACCAGCAGGACGTGTGACCATCTAATGATAGACCTTGAAACCATGGGAAAAAATCCTGATGCCCCGATCATCTCAATAGGTGCAATATTTTTCGATCCGCAAACCGGAGATATGGGACCGGAATTTAGTAAGACTATCGATCTGGAAACTGCTGGCGGAGTCATTGATCGGGACACCATTAAATGGTGGCTTAAGCAATCACGCGAAGCGCAATCTGCCATTATGACCGATGAAATCCCGTTAGATGATGCACTGTTACAATTGCGAGAATTTATCGACGAAAACTCCGGTGAATTTTTTGTTCAGGTTTGGGGAAATGGAGCCAACTTCGACAACACGATTTTGCGCCGTTCATACGAACGGCAGGGGATCCCCTGCCCGTGGCGTTACTACAACGATCGCGATGTACGCACAATCGTTGAGCTGGGGAAAGCCATAGACTTCGATGCCAGAACGGCTATTCCATTCGAAGGTGAGCGCCATAATGCACTTGATGACGCCCGTTACCAGGCAAAATACGTTTCAGTTATCTGGCAAAAACTGATCCCGAGTCAGGCTGATTCTTAATGTTCAACTGTCGCCGGTTGTGACTGGTATTCTGCAACCGGCGCTCGTCTGATGTAAGAGATAAAGAAATCGATGAGCGAAGTAATCATGATTGTCTCTCCCGGCAAATGGGTATCCGAAGAGCAGTTAATTGCGCTGAAAGGAATAAAAAAAGGTACGTTAAAAAAGGCCCGGGAAAAATCGTTTATGGAAGGAAGGGAATATAAGCATGTCGCTCATGACGGTATGCCATGGGATAACAGTCCATGCTTTTACAACCTGGAAGAAATTGATCGCTGGATTGAGCGCCAGGCATCAGCGAGACCAAGACGTCATCTTACTTGACTAAAAGCCACACTAACTAATGAGAGAAGTTGAAATGAAATATCCGACAGGCGTGGAAAACCATGGAGGGAAATTACGTATCTGGTTTGTTTATAAAGACGTAAGAGTCAGGGAAAATCTGGGGGTTCCTGACACAGCAAAAAACAGGCGCGTTGCAGGTGAACTACGCTCCTCTGTTTGTTACGCAATAAAAACTGGTGTTTTCGACTATGCAAAACAGTTTCCCTCCTCACGCAATCTGGAAAAATTTGGTGAGGCCCGACAAGATTTAACCATAAAAGAACTGGCTGAAAAATTTCTGGCACTGAAAGAAACTGAAGTCGCCAAAACATCACTCAACACATACCGTGCCGTCATCAAAAATATCCTGAGCATAATCGGTGAAAAAAATCTTGCCTCATCGATTAATAAAGAAAAATTACTGGAGGTTCGTAAAGAGTTACTGACTGGATACCAGATCCCCAAAAGTAACTATATTGTTACACAACCAGGGAGATCGGCTGTAACTGTAAATAATTACATGACAAATCTTAACGCCGTGTTCCAGTTTGGTGTTGATAACGGTTACCTGGCAGATAATCCGTTTAAGGGGATCTCGCCATTAAAGGAATCAAGAACCATTCCGGATCCTCTTTCGCGGGAAGAATTTATCCGTCTTATCGATGCGTGCAGAAATCAGCAAGCAAAAAATTTATGGTGTGTTTCTGTTTATACTGGAGTTCGCCCTGGTGAGCTGTGTGCACTTGGATGGGAGGACATAGATCTGAAAAATGGAACAATGATGATCAGGAGAAATTTAGCAAAAGACCGTTTCACGGTACCAAAAACACAGGCGGGAACCAATCGGGTCATTCATCTTATTAAGCCAGCAATCGACGCTCTCCGGAGTCAGATGACATTAACGAGACTGAGCAAAGAGCATATCATTGATGTTCACCTCAGAGAGTATGGCAGAACAGAAAAACAAAAATGCACCTTTGTTTTTCAACCTGAAGTGTCAGCGAGAGTAAAAAATTATGGTGACCATTTTACCGTTGACTCAATAAGGCAGATGTGGGACGCAGCGATAAAACGTGCCGGACTCCGCCATCGAAAATCATATCAGTCGAGACATACTTATGCCTGCTGGTCGCTGACAGCTGGTGCTAACCCGGCATTTATAGCAAACCAGATGGGCCATGCAGATGCGCAAATGGTATTTCAGGTATACGGAAAATGGATGTCTGAAAACAATAATGCACAGGTAGCTTTGTTAAATACACAGTTAAGCGAGTTTGCCCCAACCATGCCCCATAACGAAGCAATGAAAAATTAATTTAATATTTATCAAATAG